CTACTTTTTGACAATCACGATTCCTCCTTGCTGATGTATAGCTATTCCCTTTTCCATGGAAATCTCCATTTGTGAACTGTGCATTTCCAGAAAGTGCAAACGGCATCGTCTTGTCTCAGTGTATAAATCACGGTAATTTTCAAGACTAGCTAATCGTTGGCGACTTTCTTTTTTCATTTGTACGGTAACGCCGACATAACTAGCTACAATAATCAATAAGATAGTCAAACAGACCAAGCTCTCTAATAGGATATATCCTTTATTTCCTTTCAAAACGACCACTTCCCATCTGAAATTCTAGACAAATCTAAGGAACAAAAACAATCTTAAAATCGTATAAAATGGGCTTTTTCATTTTTATATAATCTAAGAAAGATAAAGAACACCGCAAATCTGTGGTAATTTCTGTGGTAAAAATTGTACAAAAAAAAGACCCTCTCAACCAGTTAAGGTAGAGAGGGGTTTGCTTTACTTAATATCGTGATACCAACGTGTCTCTGTGAAGTCTTGGTGTCCGCCTTTAGTATTTCCGTCTGGATCATTCGTTGCACGCATCAACACCACAATTGATTTACCTTTTAATGGTTTTAAGTCAAACATCACATCAAAACCAACGTTTCCTTTTGTATTATATGCCTTATTTACATCTGGTCGTGCTACGCCTTTCGCTAACTGACGAATCACTTCTTTTCCAGTCACGCGATCAATTAGAATGATAAACTCATGTTTATAGTTCGCAATGTGCCACCCGCGGACTTTTAATTTTGACCCTGTTGGACCATATTCATCTAAGTGAGCGTGGTTGCCTTTTCCATCACTTAAAACACTATAGCCAGCACCAGCAGTTAATACGTTTGTTGGTTTCGATGGTGTTGGAGTAGACGTAGTAGAGCCGCTATTCACACGATTTCTAATTTCTTGCAAGCGTGGATACAACGATGGTCCCGGACAAACTGTCGAATTGCTGGGTACATCTCGATGACCGACAATTTGGAGTTTTCCTCGTCTACTTTGAATTTCTTGGATCAATTTCACCAGTGCGTCTACTGTAGCATTAGAAACACCCCAGTTTGGTTCACCACTAGTATTCGTACATTCGATACCAATTGAATAGGCATTCCCATTTCCACAATGCCAAGCTGTGTTATCTTCGTCAACGTAAGCTCTGATCTCGCCGTTTTGACCAATGCCATAATGAGCGGATGCTTCACGATCTCTCCATACACTAGGCATTGCCCCGAAATTAGTTGTCGCTGCATGGTGAACAACAATCGTTGTAATCTTTTGCGAACGTCCGTCCCACCAGCGTTTAGCGCCGAAGTTTTGGAACATGCAAGGTGTTGCTAGTTTACTTACAGTCATTATTTTTCTTCCTTTCGTGGCTCCGTATAATTTAAAGCCTGTTGGCTATCTGTTAATCCTTCTGTGGTCGGATCATTAACGATCCCTAAAATTGATAAGAGGGCAAATGAGGCATTGATAATCGCTGCTGCTTGTTGATTCAAAATTACGAAGTCCCATTTATATCCAAACGGGTCAGCGATTGTCTGAATCAATAAAAAAGTAGCCGGCACAACGGCCAGCCAAAACGATTTCTTTTGTACACGAATTTTCCAGTTAATTTTCATTTTATTTATTCCTTTCTTTGTATAGAGTTTTGATCTGCTGTGTGTGTTCAACTAATTTTTCATTATGTCGATCAAGACGTTCATCGTGATTTTGTAACTCATCATGAATGTTCGTACGGTCTTCTTTACTTGCCTGCAAATCACGATTTAATAGATCTAAACTATGCGTCATCTTTGTCAGATTCTCACTGATCTTGTTAAAACTGTTCATAATAGGACGGATAACAGTAACTACCGCAACACCAATGACTGTGATCCACTCTATCCATCTAACTAATAAACCCATATCTAGCACATGACTTCCCCTTCCTCTCTCAAAATAAAAAGCACACCCGAAAGTGTGCTTAGATACGATAAAACAAATCAAAAGCCGCATACGTGGCTCTTTGTTCCCAGTTCGTCCCTGTCGTGAGATAACCAAATTTTATATTTGCATCTGCTATAGACGAATCATTCGCTGAATAGCCGCCAACACCAACTGAAACTGGCACAAACGTAAATCCTGTAACTTTTGTTGATCGAACATAACCAATCAAGATTAATGAGTGTCTAGGGATCGCCCAAGATTCCAGAGCACAAATATACACACCAACATCATTTTGACCTGCTGTTACATTTACCCGGATATGGATTTCGCCGTTAGAGGTTTCTTCCATATAAGTTGGCCCTCCCAGATTAACATTATTGGGTTGCATACCACTACGAAGTGCTGGCTCAAAGTACCTGAGATTCCCACTTGGATCATTTGTACTGATATAGTCTAAGCCCATCTCTGCGTACTTTTGATGATCAGAGTAGGGTACTACCCAAATTCCTACATCCAAACCCGAATCATGGTATTGATCAACTAAAGACTGAGTTACAAACGATTTGGTAGACTCGAAGCTAGGTACAAAATGATTTTCTATACATTTTTCGAGCACATCCGACGTGTAATCGCTGAGAAGCCAATGCATCACAGTCGAAGGCATTCGTTTTCTCATTTTCACTAAAACATCGTACGTAAAACAAATAATCACACACTTATTTTCGAGACCTTTTCTACGAATAGTAGTAACTATCGAATCTAATTGCGCATCAGTAAAGTCCGTTTTAAGTGGTGTGATTTCAATAACTGGTACAATTCTTGCCTTCAAACAAGCGTTTAGATATTGATCAAAAGTTGGTATTTTCTTTTCTGCATCAGATAAAGTACTAATACCATTACCTGTATCTAGTCTTAGAGCATCAATTTGACTGGATGTTTTATCCATAAAATTCCCTGTTCCGTTAGTCATGCGATCAACTGCCTTATCATGAAAACAATACCATTTACCATCCGTGGATAATTGAATATCTGTTTCTGCCCCCCAGTGTCTTGTTGTCTTTTCAAATGCTATAAGTGAATTTTCAGGATAAAAATAACTATTACCACGATGAGCAATAAACTTAGTTCCCGAAGTAAACGGTTGTCCGAAATTTCTATCTACTAAATTTCTTGTAGTTTTTGGAACCATGAAACGTTCTTCGCTGATTGCTGCTTCTGCTTCAGGTTGAGTAGCTGTTGTATAATTATCTACTTTTCCCAATCCCACTTTTTCTTTTGTCAGATCAGTTTTTTTAGCATAAGTTGCTTCAGCGTCGGACTTATTTGTAAAATTTTTGTCGACTTCCTCTTCAGAATACGCACCAACCTGTTCAGCAGTAACATTATGTGGATTATCATTACGAGCAACATATTCTTGAAATTCTTCTAAATCTGCTTTTAAAGCTAAATCAGCCTCATTTGCAAATCCTGCCTTATTCAAAACAGATAATGGATTTAAGGATACCTTCAATTGAACACCAACGTAGTCTGTTGTCACACTAGAAGCAGTGACACCATTCGAACTATCGGTATGCGAATTTATCTCGATAAAACCTTTTGAATCAATGAAGTTACTGTCAGTGATTTCTACAGTAAAATCAGTAAAATCAGTTGCATCACCTTGGATTTTAGTAGTGTATGAACCAGTTGATTCTAGGAAAACACCGACCTTTAAATTTTTATTATTCGGCGACGTTGCCTTTGCTCGTGTCGTAATAGAAAAGGAAATAAAATTGTCTTTGACATATTTTACTTTTTCCGCTAAAGACATCCCTTCAAAGATTCGTGGCGCTAATTGCTCAATAGATACGATTGTATTATAGGAACCGCGATTTTGAGGAATGACGCTACCTTGACTTGAACCCACTGTTACCCCTTGGTCATCCCTGCCAGCTAACTTGTTATAGTTTTCTTGAGTAATTTCATTCCATGGATCAGTAGGTTTTTTCAAACTTGTTGATGTATAGTCAGTATAAAAACTATGAGGATTCGCAGCAGTGTTGCCAGCAACTTTACCTGAGAAATCCATCATTAATGGAACAACAACTGGACCACTAAATAATTGAATAGCATCGGCATTTGTTAATCGAGTGCTAAAGTCAGCTAACAATCTATTTTGCAAAGTATTCTGCTTTACGCCCTGCGAATCTGTCCGTGCCTGAACAATTTCAGGATTACTATCTCCTGATTCTGCCACTAAATCATCAAATTCATTTCGTAGCGCATCGAACTCCTGCTTATTTTGATTTGCACGTCCGACAGCTTGGTTAGAACTTTCAACTGCAGTTTTTGAATCCGCAATAGCTTGATCGGCTTTTTTATTAGCCTCAGCTCCGGCAGTCTCGGCAATATTCTTAGCTTCTTGACCAGCGACAGTAGCAATATTGGTCGCTTCTGTTGCGGCAGTAGATGCCGTTTGTTTTGCTTCTGCTGCCGCTGTATCTGCTGTTGTCTTTGCAGCCTGTCCAGCATCGGTGGCAATCTTTTTAGCATCTTTAATCCCTTGATCCAGCTCAGTTCCATATTGATCAACCTTAGTTGAAGAGTCATTCGCTAAATCGATCGCTTGGTTAATTTTTTCACGCCCTCGGTTCAGCGTGTCTGTTTCTTGGATATGCTCAACGGCCAAAATGATCACCTACCTATTCATTAATTTTTCTAATTGAATCAATTGTCATTTTTTGCTCGATATGGTCACCGAGTAAAATAAAAGAACTAACCGTTTGATCAGTCAGTTCCGCATAAAGTTCATCCATTGTTTTATTTGTTTCAGCGTCAAACTCTTCACCGCTGATTTTTTTAATCTTAATCTTCACTATTTTGTTCTCCTTCCGATACGTCAAAAAGTTCAATCGCGCAAACATTTATAGGTTTGACCGTTAAACTATCAGTCAAAACAATAAATTTTTTTGAACTATAATTTTTCTCAACCTTATTTTTTAATGGTTTCAAATTTTCTAATTCTCCAAACACTTTCAACTCGATTCCATTTTCTAAGATTAGTTGCAATGCGTACATTAAAATTGACCTCCTAATTGAGACTGAATGAATACGCGACAAGTCACTTGTGCTTCAATACGAGCAAGCTTGTTCGGTTTAATTTTGATTGTGTGGTTTCCGCGTTGAATCTTCCCACTGCTTGTCTTTCTCAGATAGTCTACGATATTCAATCGACTTTGACTTGTTTCATGTTTAGGAATAGTCGTTCCATCAACAATAATGTCAACACTAGATGCCGACTCACTCGCTTGGAAAATTCCCCACTCAAGGGGATGCGTGTGTTCTGGAAGTACAACATTATGTTTATGACTTGGCAGTTTCACATTGTGTCTATGACTTGGTAATGTCACTTTATGAGTATGACTAGGGATGGTCACTCTATGCGAATGATTAGGTATGCTGATACCGAAACCGTGCGAGTGACTAGGAATACTGATATTGAATCCATGAGAATGACTTGGTACATCAACAGTGTGCGCGTGATTACCTGAAGATGTAGCTGTTCTAAACACACTACCGGCATACTCAGCATATAAGACACCGCCGCCACCTGCATTTAACATCGCTTTTCCAACAGAAGGAGGAGGCCCAACGGCAGTTCTGAACATAACATGATCATGATTTCCCCCAGCACTAGAAGACCTCAAAGAACCGCCGCCAGCATTAGTTGACCCACCTTGATACGATCCTCCGCCTGCGCTTGTAGATCCACCTTGGTATGAACCACCACCGCTAGTCGTAGATGCAACAGAACCGCCGCCGCCTTGACTGGTTACAACACTTGAGCCACCAGACTCACTGGTAATTACTGTAGAACCGCCGGACTCACTTGTGATAGTTTTTGCACCGCCGCCTTTCACTGCTTTCGTGTAACCTCGGTAACGCTTTGTTTTGAAAGTCAATTCGACGGTATTCACATGGAAAACATCATCATCCAAGTAAAATTCTATTTCAGCTGGATAAGCTGACTCACAATTGTCTTGGTATGAATAATTCAAGATGTTTGTTGCACCTTGAGAATACGTTTCATTGATTTGCTGTTTTCGGTTGAGGTCAGACATTGTTGTGTTGATGTCATCCTTCAAGTTACCAAGTTCTAACTCAAGTTCCTGCGGCGCTCCAAATACGTCTGATTTAGATTCCTTCTTTATCCGCAAGTTAAAGGAACCGTATTCGTTTGTATTGATCATCACGACAGTTCCTTGTCGCAACTTATCAATATCAAGTGGTGAATCAGTCAACTTGATTAAATCGGATGCCTTTACTTTCCAAGACACTTTTGGAATTGACCATTTTTTCAGCATATTTAACGCATTATCTTTTAAAGCTTGAGCAATGGTAAAACGCTGATCCACCCAAACGTATTCGATTAATCCATATTTTTTGATTGAGTCAGTATCTTCTACATATTCCTTACCGCCGTTCACTGATTTGATGTTCAGTTGATTTATACCTTCACCGGCTCCGAGCGGATAAACCCGATTAACTAAATTATTCGGATCAGTCTCTATCTCAAAACCTTCCATGTTGTACCCTTCTTGAATCCGACAAATTGGTTCAGTCGGCGGCTTAACAAGGGATAGCTCAAAAGGATAAACTTGCGTATTCCATTGCCAAATGTAGTCCTCGTCAAATGCTGCCGGAATAGAAAACAATGCATCAGCAAGGCCGTTCTCATTTTCCCATGCATAGCTGAAATACCTTGTGAACTCACATTTCTTAAGAACCCAATGCTTTGTTTTTTGCTTACCTAGAATGTAATTGATCACATCTGTAGTTGTTCGATTAACTAATTCATGATAACCAAAAAGGACGCTATCCAATAACGTCCCTAGCACATGCATTGCAGTGTATTTAATTGTGTAATTGCTTTTGTCTTTCTGGATCGTTGACGGCATTATCCGATATAATCCGATGTATTCATCTTCATTATCCGTAAGCTCCACATACTGCAAAGCTTGAATCATTGCGTTTTTCGTGTCATATAATGGCATCGAAAATTCAATTGATCCGATTTCATTTTCAATTTTTTCATACCCAACATCGTAAGCATTTTCTAGGATAGCTGTATACTCACGACTTAGGTTCATTGCCATTAACAAGTAATCAGCTCCCTATAAATATCGATTCGAATATTTTATTGTCAATTGAAAATCACCATCGCGACCACTAACATATAATGGTTCTTGAGGATAGATGTAAAAATCGTTCATAGGTCGAATCAATGCTTTTCCATTTTTGGTAATATTAAACGTTTGAGTATCAATTTCAATTGTTGCATTATCGAAGTCACCCAAATTGATTGTGTCGCTACGAGTTCGAATCTGCACATCTCGACCCATACCTTTGATAGTAATAAGTGGCTTCACTTTTAAACCTTCAACCGTTGGGTAAATTTCAAACGGCTGCGCTTCTTTACCTGTGTCACCCATCAGATAGCCTTGGTGTTGGAAAGTGATAATATCAGACCCCCAATAAGCGCCACCTTCAAAAATGATCGGCATTAGAACGGCGCCCGATCCAGTATTCCCTAACAAATAGTTCGCCTGAAATGTAATGATTTCTGATCCCCACATTACGGACGTTGCATCGCTTTTCGTATACTTGTACGGATCACCGCAAGTGATTGTGAAACTACCAGTCGCCCAATAATGACCAGAATCTACTTTATCTATTGTTGCCTTTGTTCCTTTGAAGATCATTTCTGGTTCATCGTTGAACCAAATTGGAACTTCTTTTTCGGTGAACAAAGCCACGTTCAGTTTGTTGAACTTGTCTCTGTAAGATGAATCATCTTCGGCTTTCAAAAAGAACTTAACTTCAAGCTCTCGTGCTGGAATTCGATTATAGATGTGTCTTTCGCCATCTCGAATTCCAAGTTGAGAATACTCGTTATTCGTTTCAAAAAGTTCCCTTCCCTCCACGTCAAGTGTTGTGTATCCAGGAACCAAGTCTTCTAAAAACTTGCCATCGATATTCATTGCTCTTGCTGGTAATTTCTTCTCAATTGTTACTGTCATCGGAAACTACCTCGCAATCCGCGCCGTCCATCTTGGCGTTGCTGTCTCTTGTACAATGCCTCTGCAATCTTTTCGATGTCAGCCTCTTCTCGTACAACAAACGTTGCTCCGTCCATCATGCCATGATTATCAAAGATTACTGAAGAATCTCCACTGTATTCGCCGCTTGCATGTCTTGCGCTTATATTTTGTGCATCGATCGATGCTGCTACAAAGGACACCTGCGCATTCAACGAATCATCCGAAAATAAATCTGTATTGATACCGTTCGACATGATACTTTGAATTTCATCCGTGACTCGATAGATTGTTTGTTTTACTTTTGAGAACCGATCAATCAGACTCTTGTTCAATCCGCCCATGATCGCGTTACCTGCTGGAATCAAAAGTTTTTTATCGTAACTAATTGGCCCTTTGTGGTCTTTAATCCAGTCACCAATACCACCGATAAAGCTTTTTACATCTTCATATTTCTGTCTAAGTCCATTCAAGAACCCTTCGATGATCGCTTGACCAGCTGCGAAAAGATCAATTTGAGATAATGAATCGAATACGCCTCTTATTGTTTCAATCGCATTAGATACAGTGTTTTTGGCGCCCTCCATGAAGTTTGATATTGTAGCGACAATACCTTCAAAGATGCTAGAAACAATCTGTTTGATTCCTTCCCAAACCTGTGACCAGTCACCCTTGATTGCTCCTGTGATTGCTTTAATTATCCCTTGAATCACACCCATCACAGTTTGAATGACAATACTAATCTGATTGAAGATGGTAGTTATCGTTGATAGCAAATTATTTACCACACCAGTTATCAGAGCTTTAATTGCTCCCCATACTGCGGAAGTGAAATTTTGAATCGTTGATCCCCATGTATTCCAGAAATTCTGGATATTGGTCAACACGGTTTGAATTACTAATTGCACTAGATTAAGTATGGATTGAATGGTCGTCATAATGGAATTCCAAATAGTTTGAGCAGTTGTCAAAAACGATTGTTGATTTGCATTCCACCATGCAGTGACTGCACCCCAAATCGTTTTAATAAACTCAGCTATTCCAGAAATAAGTGGACTTAATAATTCAGAAATAGTTGTCCATATTTGAATGACTGCCTCTTTGAAGCCTTCATTCGTATTCCATAGATAAACGAATGCAGCGGTTAAAGCTCCTACTGCAATTGCTACCACACCAACTGGTCCTAATAGCGTTGTGAACACTGTGATTAAACCTTTGATTCCAAGATTCGAAAGACCTAGGAAAACTGTTTTTAATGCTCCTGCTGCAACAGATAATTTACTAAAAATGGCTACCACACCGGTAACGGCTTTGAATGCTCCGAATCCAGCCACTAGGGCTGTTACTGCAACTCCTAAGCCCTTCATGATTCCCTCGTTAGCACGAACCCAATCAATCATTTTCTGTAATGCTGGTACGACTGTATTCATGACTACTTCCATAACTGCCGCACTCAGATCCCAAAAGATTTGAAGTACCTTGTCCAAAATGGGAACGACAAATTCCACAATCCCATCAAATGCCATTCGAAAAACATCGATCGCTAACGGGATAGCATAGGATAACACTGTTGTAATTCCAACAGCCCATGTGCTAATAATTCCACCTAGTTTAGTGAAAACTGGCTCTAAGGAAACAAGCAAGCTTCTAAAGGAATCATCAAGTTCAGTCAGTCGATCCTTCACTTGGTAGCCCATGTTTTTTACATTCGCTACTACTTGCCCAAAGGCAAACTTTAAATTTGCAATTAGCCCTGTGAAAGCTGATGGCAAGCCAACTGAACCAAACATACTTGTAAAAGCTTCTTGTACGTATGGAATTGATGCTTTAATCAAAGTAACGATTGCACTTGGTATCGCTTTGACAATGTTCATCACCATCGGGATAAAGTTTCCAACAAAGAATGTTGACGTTGTTTCGGCTAATTGATTTAAAGATGGTTGAATGTCATGGCCAAGAGCCATTTTACCAAGGACGTTAGACGCTGCGGCTTTCATTGCTGCAAATGATCCGCTGAAGGTTTCAGAGGCTTCTTTTGCGGTTGTACCTGTAATGTCTAAGTTTTCTTGAATAGCATGGATCGCGTTGTAAACGTCACTTAGATTATTGATGTCGTATTTAACACCAGTCAGCTTTTCAGCATCGGCAAGCAGCCTTTTCATTTCTTCTTGAGTACCACCGTAACCTAGTTTCAAGTTATCTAACATGGTATAGTTCTGTTTTGCGAACCCTTGATAGGCGTTTTGAATATCGCCCATGTTGGTACCCATTTTGTTGGCATTATCTGACATGTCGATCATGGCCATGTTTGCAACGTCTGCAGCTTTCTCGGTGTCGCCCCCTACTGACTGCAGCAAACTAGCACTAAAACTTGTTACGTTTTCCATGTAATCATTGGCAGATAATCCGGAAGTTCTATATGCTTCATCAGCATATTTTTTCACTTTATCGGCACTGCCCTTAAACAGGGTTTCGATACCGCCGAGGGATTGTTCAAGATTGGCACCTTCAGTAAGAGCCGCACCGATTGATTTACCAATAGCTGCAGTAGCAATCACGCCTTTTACAACCGTAACCAATCTACTAGCCAGATTATTCCCAGCACTGGTACCTGCTGCCGAGGCTTCTGGTTCTAGTTGATTTCTGATTGCTCCGCTGATTCCTTTTGCAGATGGTACAATCTGAACATAAGCCTGACCTAAATCCGTTGCCATTAATCTCCACCTCCGCTCGCTGCTTGTTTAAGTAACTCTTTTCTTCTTTCTTCGAAATCCTCGCCTGAATTGAATACGACAGTTTCTCTTTGCTTCGTTTTGTTTTGATTGAATGCATCCAAAATCATTGGTGGACGATTTCTTCCTTTCTGGCCATCTTTCGTCTTGGTCCATAAAAGAACGCTGATTTTGTCAGACAGACCAGCTAAAAGAAGTGTTTCCATTGGTATGATTTGATTACTCATTCGCATTTTGATTCTGGAATCTTCACTTAAACCACAAGAAAAGACAGCTACCTTCAATAGAGGTAACTGCCTGTAGTCGTATATTTGATAAGTCTCGGCTAGATCACAAATCAATGCATCTTCATCGAGCTTGATCATTCTAGCAAGGGTTATTATTTTTTTAGTTCTGCCTGCTTTTGCAGAATTTCTGTAATTTCCGCTTCCATTAATTCGCTTGGAACAAATCCATCCTTAGTACGCAAATGGTCCTTTAATTTTTTAGTCTGTTCTTTACCTAACATGAGGTTCACAACTTTCCCCATTAGAAGAGGATTATCTTCTAGTTCCCCGAGCGTTTCCGCCAATTCATAATTGTTAAGACGGTCTTTAGAAATGTTGTAATCAAATCCTGATTTCGTTGTTCCTTGCAAGTTGTCATTTTTGGCCATTAGTCGCCGCCTCCTTCAGATGAACTCCCGATTTTCTGAATGTATTCATAGTGAGTGTTTCCGTCAGTATCGGGAAGTGCTGCAATCGTTGTTTCGTATCCACTAGGTTCATTATCCTTATAACCAATTTCGCCCACCTCTGAAACTTTACCAATAGGAATAACAATACGTTTCCAGACGCCGCCTTTTAGTTCCATTTCAGCCACTAAGACATGTTCTTTCATAGGTGTCGAATTGGCTTTGATTGTAATTCCTGTATCTAAGGTTCCACTCACATTGTTTTCGCCATAAACTTCTTTCAGCACATATATATTTAATGCTTCAATCAATGTATAGGAGAAAGTATCGGGCTTTTCTGTTTGCACATTATCAACAACATCGCCGCCCCAAGCCTTGATATTGTCGCTTTCTGGTGAGTTTGAGTTAGTCATTCCATCTTCTGAAATATACCCTAAACTCTTGAAAGCATCGTCAAGTTTTGTAACTGCGTCTTTTGGCAACACAGTTCCCAGCGGAGCTGAATAAATGGCACCGCCTATTTTCGGTTTTGCTGTTGTCACGTTTTGTACATCTGACATATATTTACCTCCTAATAATGATTAATGTCATATACCGCTTGATAGCGATATTCTTTCGTTTCTGTATCCGTAAAGTTATAGTCACTGTTGAGCTTAATCTTACTGATGGAATCAAGCGTGATCATTGATTCAACAGCAATTTTTAATTTTTCGTTCAATGCTGCTGCCTCGTACAAAGAAGGAGCATAGCTTTGGAAAGCAAACGTTGAAGACGGCAGATAATTGTTGCTACCACCGCTAGTTTTTTCAAAGAGAACATACTTTTCCGGCGGTTTTTCTGGACGCTCTAAAAAAGACGGTACAGATAAATGACCGTCAAGAAATTCTTTTATTACAATCTCGATCACTTACCGCACCGCCTTCAAAAGTGTATTGTTTTTCTTGTTGTCTCGTTTGGCTTTGTAAGAATCTGCGTAAACCATCGCATTCGCCCGTGTCTTTCCGACATAAACATCCTGAGCATATCCTTCGCCTGCACGGTTTTTAATACCTGTTGCTTTCTCTTCCAAAACGCCCTGCATTTCAGCAGATTTTAGCAATTGGCCAACACCGTCATGATTCAACTTGAATTTCATTTTAGCCATATCGTTCCACCATCACTTTCTTATTCCATTCGAGCGGAATCAAATGTTCCATGCCTTCTAGGGGAATCCCGAAAGTTCTCCATCGCTGACCAAAGAATTTTACTTCTTTGTCCTCCCAATCGTGTGTGTCTCCTTTAGGAATACCCAGTGAATAGACAGCGACTTTACCAGTTAGGCTTTGCTGATTTACAACATCATCCGAAGAAACTGGCGCAACAATGACATTTTCGACCTCGATATCCTTATCTTCATAGATTGGCTTTTCGAATGGATCAACTCCTATTTGAACCTTATCCACCAGAATGATTGTCATCCCTTTGATCTTCGCCATAGAAATCAATCACCCCATATCTCTGCCGCCGTAATCCAAGTCGACTTAATTCTGTGTTTTTGATAAATAGACCACCACCTGGAACCAGATAAGACCCTGATACGGTATAACCCAAAGCACCCTCAGAATACTGCGTCATTGGCTCCTGATCTGTTGAGGTCATAAGTGTACGAGCAACAACGTCAACGGTCACGGATTTGACAACAGTTGCAAAGGATGGGCGATCATCCACCATTTGATCAAGATCACGGCCAACTTTCAACGCTTCCTCACGCAAAGAATCAGAAACCACAACAAGCAATGATTCTGCTCGCTCAACTTCACTCGTTTTTAAGGTACGCCATAAATTAGTTAAATCGTCTATTGTTGCGAACGGCTGCATGCAATCACTCCCCGTTCATTAAATCATATAATTCTTGTTTTTTTGCACGCGAATCATACTTGATTCCCATTGCGTCTAATTCCTGCATGATTTCTTTTTTGGTAACATCTGCTAGGTCATCAGATACACCACTTGTTGCATCCTCTTTCTCTGTTTCAACAACAGTTTGCATTTTATCACTAACAATCGAATTCTTAACTGGCTGTTCGTCAACACGAATCCAATCGCCTCCAGAAATTTTGAAGGAGCTGTCAATAACAGCTCCCGTTCTAGAATTTTTATACCGCATACTATTCACCTCCGCCAGAAACAGCTGCTTCGGTGATCCGAGCAAAGTTTTCAGGTGTCATAATGCCCCATCCTAAATAAACTTCCGCACGTAAATACACTTGGTTGTACCCTTTCAAATCTAAACCAGAGTTATCAGGGTCTCCATATTGAATGACTTCCAAAGGTACTTCTTTAGTGTATCCCCATTTAAATGATTCAGTGAAATCACCAACAATACCACGATCGTTTTCAGCGCTCATATCAGATACGGTTTTGTTTACATCTACTGGTAGGCTTTTAATTACACTAGGAGCTTGTCCCCAAGCTAATTCTGGAAACATCGGATTCCCTTGTTTGTCTTGTTGCTTAGATAAAGCTGAACGAAAAGCAGGGTTAATAGCCATTCCTGTGATGTCTCCGTCAGAACCCTGAACTGCTGCGATAGCATCCTCAATCGCACCATTTGGATCGGTCATGCCATTTGGCACTTCAACTTTTTGAGTAACTTTAGCATCAAAATTATTGCTTCCAATAACTGCAGAGGCGGCCCCAGTACGAGGATTCACACCATGGAATGCCATTAAATCTAAACCACGAGCAACTTTTTTAGCAAAACCGTCATTGAAAGCCTTCAAAATATTGATTTTCTCTTCATCTGCAGCATACATGAATTCATCTGATACGCGAGCGCCATACTCGATTTTAATTGGCACAATGGTTTGAGGTTCTAATTTAATTCCACCGTGTGTTTTTTTACCAGACTCGGCAACCACATCAATTTCGTTATCCATTGTAAAGACAAACTCTTTTTGTCCATTAAATGGAATCGGTGTTTGTGCAGATAAACGAGCTAAAGAACTTTTACCTTTCACTTTATCTACTAAATCAGTTACTAATCGTGGATCAAATAAACTTCCTTTTTCTAATGTCATATTATTGTTCTCCTTCTAAGTTAAGATTTTTAATTAATGATTTATAGGCGCTGTCCTCATTATTGTCTAAAGGTGGTTCATAACTTCCCAATGGCGGTACTGGTGCCGCCGGTTTTACATACCCAGCAAAACGTTGTGCATCTGCATTTAAACTTTCCTCATCGTCACCAACTAAACGATCCGCTAAATCGATAGGTAATCCATTTTGCAAGGCGATTTTCGTTCGTAGGTTGGCCGTTTCATAGCCGGAAATCTTCGCATTCAAATCTGAGATTACTGTGTCATAGTTTTTAGCTTTTTCGTTAGTGTCGTTGATCGTTGTTCGCAAGGTGCCAACTTCATTTTCTAGCTCTTCATTACGTGTTTTGAGTTGGTCATAATCCGCGAATTGCTTTTCCAAGGACTCTTTTTGACGATCCAAGCGCGCTTGAATGATTTTGTCCAACTCTTCTTGCGTTTCAATTACTTTAAAATCTGACATGTTAAACGTCCTTTCTCCTGCTTGCCCGGCAGTTCGGTAATTTTTTGTATTAAAAAAACGACTTCCGAAAAAGTCGCTTAATACCTAATTTGTTGTTTTTTCTTCGGCTTGTTATTGTGACAAGCCCAATGCGCAAGTAACGCGCTATCCATAAGACTAATATCCATATCATCAAAAAGTGATTTATAACCAAAGCCGCCGCTAGTGCCGATATTCCGCTTATCACAGTTGGTGACTACCATAGATAGTGATGGTTGATCATTGTGACAGAGTGTTTTCTGATATATGCCTTGTTCCCACGTAGAGTTTGCATTGATGATCTCTTTGACGGTTGGCAGCACTGGTGCTTTCAGCCCAAAATCTTTCATTTCCTGCGTCAAAATACTTTGGCCGCTTTGTCCATCAATTACCACTTGTTCAACATCCGCATTTTTCAAAAAATTAATGAGCCACTGGTTGCCGTTTCGAATAGATTGACAGTCGATAACTTCAACAAATACTTTCCCAGACAGCGTTTTGACTGCTACGCTCATAGATACGTTTGCGCCATCGTTACCGTATTTGATCCCAACAAAGAGTTTGCCTTTCATTACCGGTAGGCGTTTCACTTTCAGCGCTTGCCATTCGCTTTCTGAAATAGCAGATTTTTGATTGTACTTAGGCCAGTAACCTAGCCGTTGAACATTGTGGTCAAGTTTATCATCGCCAAGTTCAGCTTCAATTTTACGCTCGTTCAAATGGTAACCCATTGACGGATTCGAATGGTACCAGGCTTCAATATCCCGAATATCCTTCATTTCATCGACAGACCATTCCGCCCAGCCTGAATATTTATTTTTTCTGGCTAAAGTAGCATCACGATAATTCATGAACACTGTTCCGCCGGATACTGGCGTCGGTGGTGTTCCGCACATAATCGTCATAGGATTATCACTATCAGTAACGGTGTATTTCAGTGCCGATTCTTGCTCTGTGGTGTACTCTTGCGCTTCGTCAATAACTAAGAAATCAAAACCTTCACCTAAGCCGCCGCTAGAAGTCCTGGTTCGAAATTGAATCACTCCGCCAGTGCTATAAAGTTCTATGCGTTCTTGCCCTTTTGCTTTGATCGAGTTGAAATCTTCTCCCTCAACATAACCACTCATTTCAAGATACTTCTTGAGTTTTTCAAAAGAAGAATGCGACGTGCTAATGCGGTGGGCAGTATGCAACGTGCTCAAACCTCGCTCTAATGCCCAAAGCTCAAGCATATAAATAATCTCTGTTTTACCGTTACGACGAGGAATAGAGAAACCAAACTTTTGATGAATCCATAACCCATCTGTATCAGTCGCCATTATTGGTTTTAACATATTGAGCTGCCAGTCATAACAAGTTAGCTTGGTTCTTTGGTAATAATCTATCGCTTCTTGATATAAAGAATTGTCTTCTGAGAGAATTACCGATTGAGTAGGATGCTGATTACCAAGTCTTACTTTAGTAGTCATAATGATCCCCTTTCAATCTCAATCACGCATGATAACCCTATCGCTGGGAGATTGCTGATCACCTTCACTTTCTGTACGATTTAAACGCTTTACGATCGGGAGGTTTCTTGTCCTCTTCAATAGCAAGTCGGTGTGCTTCATTCATGATACAAAGAAATTCTTTCAATGACATAGGTTGTCCTGTGCCAGAAATACTGTGATCTTCTTTTTCGCGATCCTGAACTGTTTCCCAATTTTCACTGATCTGTTTCGCTAAATCCCAAAGAGCATTTGCAATTTCTTTGAGCGACCTTTTTACACCAGCAATCGCACTTGCTACTTCATCACATGATAAATTCCAAAATGCAGCAACTTCATCAATGGATTGTTCATAATCCATAACAATCAACCTCTTTTCCTAAGATATAATGTTTTCCTTTGTTCGATTTTGGTTTGTCTCTCTGGATCGCGCCATTTTTTAGTATGAGAATTTTGGAAACCGCGAGCATCTTTTGGATTGTATTCCACGGTGCATGTACAACGTTCGTGACGGTGATAAAACTCGGCTGGTTCGCTGTAATACTCGTATGTTCCAGCCAAGCTACGGCACCAATCACACGCATTACCACGGACACGACGCGTAATTGTAGGATTAAGTCCAGCTCTTGCATGAAAGTCAGCATTCTTTTTGATTGAATCATCAACAATGCTTTGACAAAAATTTATAATCGGATCATTGAGAATCCATTTTATTTCGTCAAAACTCGATTCAATGGCGATACGATTAATCAATCCATCAATACGGTCTTGATTTAAATCTGGAACTTGTGCCTTTAATTTGAGACCTGCTTCATGATTCAAATCTGTTTGTACAGTGTTGACATAGCTGGATAACAGTTCATGATTCTTTTTCAACGTTGTATTTAGCACACGATCAGCAATGTTAAAGTACATTCTTCCATCTGGAAGGATGTCAGCAGTAATGTTCACATCGAAAATTTGTGCAAGAATTTTTCCAACTTCAATTGCATATTCATTGGCATCAAGATAGGTTGACTTTTTCAATCGTAACTTTTCAAGCAACTTATTTAGTTTTGTGCTCTTGTTGGTTTGTTCCATAAATTGAATTTCAATGGTTTCCAAAAGACTTGGAACGATATCATCCATTGGTGTCAGCTCCTTTGATCCCCGTTAAGTCCCGCAATACATCACCATCAACAAAGCCTTCAATTGCTTGATTTAATTTAATGGCTCCATCACCAATCAACGATAATGCACTTGCATCAGACTCAAACAGTGGTTCCCATTTAGGCATAGTATTAGCAAACTGTTCTCGCAAATATGGAAAATCATCACGCAAGCATGCAGCGACATAAGCGACATTTAGAAACCCAGAACTGAGCGATCGTTGTGCCTTGCGTCCTGCGAGCCTCAAGTTTTCATGACTCGCTTTGATTGCTTCAACAGAAGATGGATTATCAGACACAAAGCCTAAGTCATCCAGTGTCAATCCAGTCTCGCCAGCAAAACCAGCTGCAGCAGTTTTAAGTTGTTCAGTGAACGGCGACATGCTTGGTGTCGTGAATTGTCCAAGGTTAGGTTTGTCTCCGTCGTCATCTTTGGTGAATTGTAACATTGATGATACCGTCGCTTTCCATGTCTCCATCGGTTCAGCATCATTAGATAATCCTGTCACATATTTTTGCGGAAAACTGTAAAATTCTGCTGTCACATCTGCTCGTTCCAGTGTTCGCTTTGCGTATCTTTGCCAATACATACCTGATCTAGTGATTCTTGAGCGACCAAACGGTCGCACAGCATCCGGCCGATGAATGATCGGAACTAACAACGGATGTCCTGTCGGATTCTCAATCGAAAAATCTTTTTTGTTTTTATCCGCATAATAGTAAGAAGTCTGATCCGCGGTGAAATAGGTTTCTACTAACGGTTGTCCCTTATCATCTCTTTCCAAAACTGCATAGCCTTCCGTTAAAAGTCCCGTAATTGGATTGATAATCCCTGTTGCATTGCTTGCTTCAATAACTTGCAGACGCGGTAACTCATCATCCACTTTTGAGATGTATACAAAAGAACACGATGCAATCAAAGCCGAAAGCACCGCGCTATCGAAAAATACATCTGGATTATTCGCTTGAAAAATTTCGTTGACCTCAAAATCATCATTGGCAAACTCCCGAAAAACAAGACGATCCGCAAGACTATCAACACCTTTTGCACACCAGCCCAAAACAGACCGATAACGACCTCTAACTTGCTTTGGAATCGTGACACTAACGTCTTGATCAATGTATTTCATTGCATATTGCTTGTAACGCAGATTCACTCGATTTTGGCGTGAAATCAGCTTTTTTCGAAGGTATTCGATTCCTTGCAATGCCATTTCAACAACTCCTTTCATGTCGCGCGAGAAAAAATGTACAGTGACTGCGTGAAGGTCGGCTGCCAGCCGGCCGGGGGAGGTATCCCCCCTTCTATTTTCTCGCTGATTGCTTTTAATTTTATTTTTTGATTAGTTATACCTTAATTATTTTTAGAAGCGTAGAGCGCCCAATTAAGGCTTTGAGGAAGGTTCCTATTACCAATTACTTTCTTTTCTTGCTGATTGTTTTGCTTATTGTTGAATAACTTGTCGGACTTCTGACGGTTACAGGTCCAGTGTGCTAGTTGCAAGTTCTCTATCGCTGATGGATGTCCGCCTTTGTTAATAGGAATGATATGATCGACAACTGGCGACAACGGATCGGGAGCCTTCAACCTTTTATCTATGGGCTTGCCGCAGATACCACAGACATTCTGAGTCTTAAGAAGTATCTTCCTATTCTTATCAAAGGCAACTCGATGTGCTCCTTGTCTATCTGCTCTTAAAGCCATAGGCGGTCTCCTTTCCTAAAACGATTCGATACCCACGGTACTATATATGTCTAGGAGTTTAGGGAACTGGATAGCAATCCAATCCACTATTTCTTCGTTTCGTGCCCATTCAGTATTATGATCTAATCCTGATTCAAATAAAATAGCATGTACTAACTCATGCCTAATAGTCCGTTTCTTATATCTTTCTAGGTCATCTTGATAACGATCATCTGGTTCCATCTTAGCGATATGTATACACTTAGTTGTAAAATCACATATTCCATCTGCTTCTTTAAGGATAGCTAAATCCTTTTCTGTAGCATCTTCATAGATCGTATACTCCGTTCCCAATACATTAACCTTGGTTAGTTCTTTCATACCTTACTCCATTTCTCCACAAATTCTTTCTCTTCAATCTCTATTTCATCAATCAAACTATTTATCTTGTCGCTCCAAACTTCATTAAGCCATTCGCATTCATCTTCTCTAAAACATGCCTGATCACCAGTCTCCCAATCGCGAACAGTTGCGCCTTTGAAAACATCGACGCTTCTTAATCTGTCTAGTATTGACTTCATGTGATCGATTCGTTTTAGATCAGCTTCAAATTCGCTTTTTATTTCAAAAATCCCCATCTGATTTATACCTCCAAATCTTTACGAATACATAGTATAATCGCAAATACTTATTAATCGCTCTATCCCTTGATACGATTGATTTAATTACTGATTCTTCAAAATGATTGAATCAGTTGTTTTTATCCTGTGGATAACTATAATAATCAATTTGTGTTTCCCACAAAACAATGCGTTTTCCACTATCCAATTCAATAATGTATCTATCCTTATCCCCTTGTTGAATCACACTGCGCATAATAATTGTTCCAGGTAATCCCGAATATAAACCGTTGAATGTACTTGTTATTCTATCGCCTGGTTTGAATAATGCCATTAGTCTTTCTCCTCCCAAAGAAAAAGGCCACTCAAACGAGTGACCCTTTGTTATGTACTGGTCGGCACATGTAAGTAGCATACGAAGAGGAGCTACTCGCTTTCTATAATAGATTTTCTGTGCCGACCATGATCGTTAAGAATAAAGAATAGTGACGGAAGGAAGCTGTTCACCTCCTTCATATATTCATTATTTGTTGTGACCTGAGCTGTAGGCCACGTTTATATCAACGGCTAAGCCGTATCAATACTTTGTTGACAATATCATAATACCTCAGAAACTAGAGGGTTAATGGTTAAGCTTTGTTTATAAAAGGTGTAATAAAAGTGTATAAAATGGTGATTATTTGAAAGCTACTAATTCCAATGCTGCCGCAAACTGAACAACAATTACACTAGACTCCTGCTTTACCGAATCTTCACTGATGTTGTTTCTTTGAGCTGTGATGTAAATAGTTTGCCCTTTGATGTAGCGATCCATAAATATTCTTTTTCGTCTTACTGTTACATCTGGTTTAAATGGATGCTGTATTGCGACATACCCTTTCACAAAAAGGCCATGTAAATATTCAAACTCTTCTTGTGCTTCTTGTTTTTGAATTAACATTTGCTCTGCTTCAAACCCATGGTCTACTGTTGATGGTGGAATTAGAGAATAACTCGTAGTGATTTGCGGTTCTCTAGGCTGACCGACTCTACAGCGTGCAGATTGATAAGCAGATAGAAAAACCGAAACATTATGTTTTGTACTTTCTAAATCCACATCTTTTGGATTTGGTGTTTCATATTTACTTACATCAAAAAGCGCCATATTTTCAATTCCCCCTGTGGTATAATAAACTTGTCGGATTTATTAATTAGCTGGGGAAACCCGGCTTTTTTGGTTGCAAGATTTACTCTATTCTTGTAATTTGGTTGCAATGACTCATAAACATTGATATAAAGCCTTTTTCTATTTTTCACAACCGAAGCTACATGATAGGCGACGTTACCGGATCTATTCGATGCCATCTTTTTTGTTTCTAAGGTAGATTCTGTACCATAAAACGCTAATGCTTTTATGGATATCTCGCAACCGATCGCCGATTAGACAAACTGCATATAACAATATGAATAAAAGTGATCTCTCCCAGCTTTCTCTAAACAAACATATGGTCGCCATTACCAATAAAAATATTGGATACGCTGTGGCTAAAAACTCAAGAATTTTCTTTTTCATCCTTCCACCTCCAACAACTCTTTATCTTCGTAGATGTTGCCTATGATTTCAATCGGTAAATCAATGCTATATAATAATTCAAATTCAGTATCTAGATTTTTATAATCAAGATAAAAACCGCCTTCTGTGAATCTGATTACTGACATATCGTCGCCCAATACGTCTCCAATAATCTTCACAATATCCCCCTCAAATATCTCAACGCCGTTTTTGTCTTTCAGACCTGTTGATTGAAGGAATATTAGGTTATCGAAATGAATGTCATAGCGATCACCGTTTTCCTGCTCGACGTATGCTATCTTATTTTCAAAATCAATGGATATGATACTAACTATCATCTCGTGGTATTTATCCCATGCCTTAAAATTCGGTATCATATAATTCACTTCCATTTACTATTTTTTGTTGTATAATATGTTTGAGCTAGATCACAATAGTTACTCTATAACCATTATGAATACCCCCTAGCTCACTGACCGCTGTCACCTCATATGACGCGGTCTTTTTTTTGTTACAAATTATTTATGACTTATTTCTTCTTAACTACCGTTCGCGCTTGAAACTAAAACGGTTACTTGTTACGCTTTTAGTGTCTTTTGAGAAGACACCAATTGTGCGCAGCTAGGTAAACATGCTTCCCCACCTAGCCATAGACTGCCGTTTCATACCGCGGCAGTCTTTTTGTATGGTAATAGCTTTGTTAACCTATTACTTTAAACTTTGATAGCCGATCCTCTTTGACCGCTTGACTCATTTCCTCATCACTCCACGGCTGGAACAATCTTGAATGATAGGTAACTACTAAGTCAACGAACTCAAACTCAATTGATTCAAGATTCGTTATTTCACCGCAAATTCCATCAAATACAAAAATGTCTCCAACCCTGTAGAGTGGATTTTCTTCTGTGAACTCACCTTTGGGGTATTTTCTTACAAATTCACTTGTTCTTTCATATTGGCTAAAATCTGATTTACCACCAACTAGCTGGGCTACTCCTTCCACTTCCATCCGAGCGGAACTACTATAAAAATGTTTAATTTCAACAATGTGTGTCAAAACATATTTTTCATCTTTATAGTTAAATATTTCTCCAACTTTGATTTTTTTGTTAAAGCCTTTTCTACGCAATGTAAAGATTGCTTGCAACATAGCACCTCGTTTCTATGCAATTGCTTCGGTTACCGGATCTATTTATTTAAACTTTTTGACAAAGTTCTAAGTTGATACGCGGCTTTATTAGTCTGACGATAGACTAGAATAACTAAGCGAGTATCAATAGCTTTTAAGTCAACATATTCAAAAATATCGTTCGGATTATTTTCGCTTTCCTTTTTCAGAAAAGCTGGGATGTGTACGTCATATGGTTGAGTATTAAATTCTTTAAATTTGATCATTCCGCCACCTCTTTCAGTAAAATTGCAGGTCCACAGGCTACTTCATGATTGTACTGATGGATATCTATTTTAATTTGATCAACGATACAATCATCAACCCGTTCGTGCATCTCAAAGTCATACCCTTTACATTGGTTGAATGCTTCAAGCCATTTTTGATCCTCTTTATCAGTAGTAATAATGTACTTACTCATACTCACACCCACACTTTCTCGACTGGCACTGCAAACGGCCAATAGCGTTCGTCGATAGATTTGATTTCTTTCTGAGTTAATTTGTATGCACTACTATGCCAAGATTCCAATTCTGCTTCATTGACAAATTTATGATCCTTTCTACCATGAAACATTTTTATAAGATATTTTCCAGCAACCAATACTGAATATTTTGGCTCTTCCTCGATCTCGTAGCCGTTTTCTAATGCTCTAAACAAGGTCAAGACGTTTTCATTAAACCAAAGCCAATTTACCAATTCTTCGTCTTCTCCATTGTTATATGCTTTTTCTAATTCAACACCATATCTACGATTCGTGATTTTTAGTTTTTCGATAAATGGTGCTACAAACGCCGGCACTTTGACTTTCTGCTTGTACCTTTCCAACGCTTCTAGCACGAACTCTTTTGAAGTGAGCTTGCTGCCTCGTTTGTCTAATTCGAACTCAACCGAGTTCATAAGACCCGACATGCTTTTGAATCCTTCAATAACTTGATCTAGGTTTCTTGGTATCTCACAACTAAAATGATCCTCTAAAATTTCAATTGCATCTTGCCATGAAGCCCCTCGCGATTCGTTGAGTTGATTAATTATTTTAATATTTGCTTTTGAAGCTGCGTTGTATCCATTTTTGAAATCAATCGGCGGACCATCATCTTCTTCTGGTTCCAAATTCGGATAAGCAAACATTTCGAGGTTAATTTTCTTTATCGCTTCTTGTTTATTCATTTCATACCTCCTGAATTTCTATGTGATCAAAAAGTTGATTAATGATCACATAGATTCTTACTTGATAGGCTGAGATCATAGATCTTCTTTGCCGCCGTATATCACTAGCGCACTTGGAAATGGTGCGTTGTGTGGATGCGGCACACCGTCCACTTCAAATTTCAAACGCCCTTTCAAAAACTCCACTCTTGCTTTCCCAAATATAAGATCATGGAAATATTTTGTTTCAGTTCTTGCAGGAATCAAAAGGACAATAATTCTATTAGGATCTCGTTGATATTCTTCATAAGCTTTCTTTACCCACTTATACATCCAGCCACCGCGACGGTATGGTGGATTACAAAAAACATTCCCTTCCCAGTTTTGACAGAGCGCGTCATCCTCCTTAGTAAAATACTTTTCGAGTTTCGCGTTTTGATCACTTGCTGCAGCATCTAGGTCAAATCCAAATCGACAATGCAGCTCTAGGAATAATTGTTGCGGCGTCTCCCAATCATCTTTCTTGCTTGAAAAGTGGACATCTGTTTGAAAATCGTTTTTCTTTTGACTTTCCAATTCTTCTTCAAGAAATTGAAATCCCATTCTTTCTAATAAGGTCATGTTTTCTCCTTTTTGGTCTGCTCTATCCGAATAAATCTAACTGAGTGACATTGTTTTTTATTCTTACTAAAGAGTCTTCAAAGTATTCTGTACTGGTTTCAAACCCGATATAGTTGCGATCAGTGTTTAAACATGCTATTGCTGTTGTTCCGCTTCCCATACAGTTATCAAGTACGACCTCCCCTTTATTTGTGTAAGTCTTAATCAAATATTCAAACAGCGCTACTGGTTTTTGTGTGGGATGCAATCCTAACTGTGAAGAGTGCTTACTTATTTCAATTATCGATCGAGGAAACTTTTCACCCGAAAGATCGTCATTCGTTCTTCTAGTTTTGTTGAACACTTCTGTAGTAATTTCAGACTTCAAATTACCTTGCTTATGATTTGGTATTCCAAACCACTTTTGTGGATTGTAGACTGGCTGTTGTTTGTAAAACACTAAAATATTCTCGTGATACTTCAGCGGCTGTTTTCTGGCTAAAGGAAAGTTAGTCGGATTCTTCTTATCCCATATCCATTCATATCTAAAAAGACTAAGGTTGCTTGAAATCAGTTTGCTCGTGAAAGGCTGGGAGCCAGTCAAAACGATTGCGCCATTATCCTTAATAATCCGTTCATACTGATTCCAAAGAGGTTCAAAAGGAATAATAGTATCCCACGAACAGTTTGTAGTGCCATACGGAAGATCACACAAGATCATATCAATAGATTTGTCATCTATTCTTTGCATGCCTATAAGGCAATCCTCGTTGTAAATGATATTCGTTTCCGTTTGAACTCCTCCTTTCCTACATAATTGGCGTGGTTACCGGAACTATTATTCTTCTGGCAACCCGTTTAGATATTCCTCTTTTTCATATCGTTCTAAAACACGTTTGTATAATGCAATCAATTGAAGAAATTCAGTTCTATTCATCACTGGTGTAATATCTTTGACTCTTTTAATAGCCTCTCTCACCTCTGGAATTGAGACTTGATCTTTCATTCGCCGTCCTCCATTCTGTCTCTGGCTTCATCGTCGATTTTGTTTAGTTTTTCCACTAAATCTGCTACTTCAGACTTTGAAAACCAGAATTCGTCATATCGGTTGTCATAATCTAATATAGCTTTCCCCTCACGAGCCAAAATCGCTAATAGTGCCAACTCTTCATCTGTAAGTAGCTGCATCCTAAAACCTCCTTGATTGTTGTCGTTAGTGGAATTAGTTCTTGTTAAGATAAACAGATTGGTTGGGATGTTCTTCCAAATATTTGATAAGATCCTCTGTGTCCGACAAATCTTCTTCACTACTGTAATACAATCCACCAATCAGCATTGCTAATTCTTCTGCTGTAATTTCGACAAATGATTTTTCCATTTATTCAACCTTCTCTCTCTGTGATTTCGTCCGATTGCGGAACTTTACTAATCATCTTCCAATTCGCCGTCATCATCCCATGTGCAATCGTAACGTTCGTTTTTCCGTACATAATTAGCCATGTGACTGTTTGATGGAACAATCCGATACCATTCAATATCATCTAATTCATCAACAAAGTCTTCACCTTTTGATTTGAAGACTAAAGAAACCTCATCAGTATCTAAATCTTTTATTTGCTTAGGTTTTGAAATATCTTCGTACATGTAAAGTTCGTGAAAATCGTCCTCGTCCATATACTTCCGCGCCAATACTAAAACTCGTTTATCCATTGTTTTAATTCCCTTCTTTTCCTACGTGATAGCTCCAGTTATATGAACTTTTAACACTTAAATTTGTCTATTTTAAGCAATAAAGCGCTCATGAATCTGTTTAAAATCCATACCGCTAACGTCAATGTAACCCTGCGTTGTGCTGATCGAACTGTGACCTAGGAATATTCTGACATTGTTAATCTCCATTCCTTGCTTTATCGCAAATGTAGCAGCTGTTCTTCTAAATTTATGTGGATGAGCGTGTGCAACGCCTGCACGTTTTGCAATTTCTTTAACCATTTTTTTGTATCCCGTTGGCGGTCATTCCTGTTCCTATTCCATGTAGTCCGCAGATGATTGGCCCCATTGTGTGCGGTTTGATCTTCAAATAGTTATCAATCGCAACTTTCGCTCTGGCATTCACGAAAACGCGGCGTTCCTTGTTCCCTTTCCCAATAACAGTTATCGATCCTGACTGCTGATCGTAGTTTTCCATAGATAACAATGTGAGTTCTGTCACTCGACAACCCGTCGATAGCAACAATTCAAATACTGCTTTCTCCTTTGGTTTGATACATGCATTCCGCATTAACTCAACTTCAATGGGCGTGAATGCCTTCTTAAGTCTCTTTTCGACTTTTATTGCTTCGACACGCTTTGCCGGATTCTTAGGAATATACTCCTCTTCGAACAGCCAACTATAGAACCTGCATATAGCGCCACGCTCACGATTCAATGTCGCTTTTGACAAATGATGTCCCATATCCCTGCTTGCAATGTATAGCCGTATATCGTTAGTCGTAACTTCCTTAAAAGGTTTACGCATATGACGGTTGAAACGGTCCACTGTGCGCATAGCTAAATTGATTGTTCCATCCGCAAGCCCTCGCAATTTCATACTCACAAAATATTGCTTGTATGCTGCCAAATCTGAACTTTCGTCATATATGACAACCTCGTTCTTTGACTCCTCGATTCGAAACTTCGAAACATCCATTGTTAGGACTATTTTTAGCTTTTGAAGTTGCCTGACAGTCAAGTCTGTTTCCATGTGGCGGACAACATTATTAATAAAATTTTCTACTGGTTCCACGTTTGCTCCTTTGGAATTCTTTTCGGCCATGTGATTGGCAAGCATGTAAATCAAATCTTACTCCCGCTCGACTAGGTTTGCGTTTAAAACTTTGTTCAACTGTTTCCTTATGAACAACATGCCGCACACCGGATTGATCTTTTAAAATTATCACGTTTTTCGGCCGGCCATCTAAATATTCAATTTCTTCACCCTCGACTGCTTCGCCGTAGATGTTCACTGTTTTCATTAATTGCTAACTCCTTTTTTAAATTCTGTACCTAAAACTTCTAACGCAAAATCTGCAAACGATTCATCCGCATATTGAGTTAACCGTGCAAAAGGTACAACTAAGTCCGTGTTGCTTATTTCCATGTCCATGCCAACTTTCCCATTATCAGAAAAAGTGATTCTAGCAACATTTCCAATAAACTGTTTTTCCATTACAAATCCATAATCTAGGGCTTGCATTTTTAGGTAGCAACATTTTTCATCTAAGTTCATACGTCACCAAATTTCTTTTCGAATACACTACATAATCGCAAGTGTTTAAAAAGCGTTCTAACTATTGATACAACAGTATTTGTAGCATATTTACTGTTTTTTATTATTTTGACATCCAAGCTTGGTTCGCTTTAGTCGCTTTTTTCTTCTTTTTAGGTGTGATTTTTGCCGATTCACTAATAATCCGACCATCCTCAACCTTTACGACAAAGCCACCCGCCGTAGACGCTGCTAGTTCAGCTAATTCAATATCATCATATTTTTGTGCACCTTCACTTGTTGGGACACCACGACCGTTTTTATCTAGGTAACACATTGTCTTAACCACATAGCTCATGCAGTACTCCTTGGCGAGTTACACATGGGACATGGTTTCCATGTTGCGGTAGAATTATCTGTTGCAACGACAACCTTCTCATCTTTGCATACTGGACATTTTTCCACGTTCATTCTCCTTAAAATTTGATTCTGCTGCGCTTGTCAGCAGTTGCTTTTGTAAATTTAATCAAGTGATCTTCGACACCTTTGTATAATCGTGAAATGATTTTTGCATTGTAGATATCTTCTAAATCGTCACTATTCAAGTTAGTAGTGATTACTGTGCGTTGTCGAGCGTTTAAAATACCGAAAAGAACACTTTGTGTATAATTCTTGGCTTCTCTGTCTTTACGCTGAAACGATGCCTCAGAGCCTAAATCATCTAACACAAGTAGATCGACACTAGAAAGTAAAGTGGTCATATTCAGTTCCGTGTATTTGCTATCAGGATTACCGAAACTTGACTTGATTAATCTGAACAAATCATTTGTCGAAACGAATAAGCAGCTTATCATTGGATCAGCATGTTTATTTATTGCTTGGAGCATTGCCATTGAAAGATGTGATTTACCGACACCTGGCACGCCGGAGAAAATTGTATTGAATTTCGGAACCTCTAAGAGTTCCTTCTTCAGCGCTTCTTTTTCTTCTTTGTCTTCACTTTCAGCAATCTTTTTTTCTAACTGTTTTTCCTCTTGAATAACATTCATATATTCAGCAGCAAATTGCCTTGCTTTATATAGAGCCACATTCGTTTCTTCGTTATCTGTTTGATAGTTATTAAAACTCGCTTGCCATAGTTTAGTATCACCAACAATTGAATCGGTTTTTAGAACCTCGATCGTTCTCCGCCTTTGGTGTTTCATCGATGCTTGTTCTGCTTCTTTTTGTTCCCCCTCAATCAGCTGTTGTTTCTTACAAGCCATACAAAACGGCTGTAAATTTCTAAAACGAACTAATGGCTTACCGTGTACTGGACAAATCTCTTTGGTTTCTTCCAATTCATTTAGTAGTGGAAAGTCCATTTAGAACACCACCGGGTTGTTTGAATCAGATTCACTTGACTGTTTATTTTTCTTAGGAACTTGATTTAAGTAGGTTTCAAATTTATTGCCAAACAGTGTACTTGGCTGCAGATAGTTCTCTGCAGGACTGCCATCGTCAAATGTCTTTCCCATCCAATCAACTATCTTGTTATCAATCACTTTTTTGAAGTCTTCTAATCTATAGCCTTCATTCCATCGTGCTTTGATTAATTTTTTGCTGCTTTGAGTACTACTACGAAATGATTTTCCAGCCTGCTTATTAAGATAATTTATAATCTCTGAATAGGGGATTGAGGCCTTGCCCGACATATTATCTTTATCTATATTTGTATTACTAAAAGATGTATTACTCCCTGTCGTGTTTTCCGAATACCCCTCTTCGGGATTTCGAATACCCCCCTTCGATTTTCCGAATACCTTAATAGATCTTTTTTTTACTTCTTTGCCTTCTATAGAATACTTGATGGTAATATAGTTTTTATCTGCCAATGAGTTGATGATTTCAGATGATCGGCTTTTGCTAAGACCGAAAAAATCCGAAAAGTGTTTATTGCTCGCATAACACCCTTGCTCATTAACATCCAAACTATCAATCTCAGCCAGAAACAACATTTCTTGTATTGTTAAATTCTCATCTAGCCAAGAACTTGCCGGAATCCATATCCCTTTGAAACCACGATTTGCTTTTGCAATTTTTCTCAAAGTGATCACCACCTAAATATTTTTTATTTTGCTGAACTGATTACCCAATTCATTAGTATTCAATTTTGTATAAATGGTCGTCGTTCCGATATTTTCATGTCCTAATAACTGTTGTAATACCGTGGAATCGCCGCCCTTGTCCAAAAATGATTTTGCAAAGTAATGACGGATAGAGTGCGGATAAACCTTGTCTTTATTGATTTTTGCTTTTCCAGCAATCGTCTTTAAGCTCGTTCGATAAGTTGCCTGCCTTTTGAAAAATATTTCTTCGGTAATTCCCTGTTCTTCAACATATCGTTTTAACTGTTTTTTTAAGAATTGTGGAATAGCAATCGCTCGTTGCTTCCCTTTATTTTCGATTATGATTAACTTGTTGCTAAGGTCATTCGCCTTAATAGAACAGGCTTCAGTAATGCGAACCCCAGTATTTCCAATCAATAGTATGAAAAGCCGCATTTCGTCTGTTTTTGCATACTTGACTAATCGTTTATATTCAGCTTCGTTTATTGACTCTCTATGTTCTTTTGTTTGAGCTTTGAGCAACTTCAATGTAAGACCGCTGCTTGCTTTTCCTTCACGTTCCATCCAGTTCAGAAAAATATTGATCGCGACTATCTTTTGATTGATTGTTTTTAGCTTGTACTTCTTTCCTGGTGCGTATTCATCATTTTTTAGATGTTCCTTGAAATGGATCAATGCTTCCTTGCTTAAATCAAAAGAATGCTGATCCATATAGGTGTTAAGCTGTCTCAAAGTATTCAAGTAGTTATTCTTTGTATTTGGTCTTATTTCGTTTTCCAACAAGTACATTTCATACTCCTTTAGGGCAAGCATTAGTTTGATACCTTCTTTCGATTACATAATATAATCGCAAATCATTGACTTAAAATGATCTACAGATTGTGATATAATGATTTCGAAAAGAATAGCTTTTTTAGTTGCTCACTTCTGCTGGCCGGCGAGTGAGCTTTTTGTGTCCCCAGGCTTTCCTACGTTCAATGTTCTGTTTGTCTAAAATGGTTGATTCGCTGTGATGCCACCAACGATCCGCAATGATTTTTCCAATTTGTAATGCTTCTTTTCTACTCATGTCCTTTTCTCCCCTTTCAATTTGGTATAATGGGTTAAAAACTGGATGGTGCTTTTTTTGTCTAATCACATACTGAACCTTTTAAATCAAATACTTTTCGTAATCAAAGAATATATTTCTGTAATCATTTCATTTCTAGCCCTATTCATCTCATTTCTGTCTTATCGCTCAAATAAGGAGAAAATTGATGTAGAATTCTCGAATAATCCTTATTGGATAAAATTATTATTATCAGATTCTACAGATGCCATATTTAATGACATGGGGATTATTTGCTTTCCTATTTTTGTCATAAATTATTCAAAAACCGGTGTAGGGTATTTTGATTTAGAAATAATTGATTCAAAGACTAAGAAAAAACTCAACTTTTACAACAAACTCCAATTTAATTCATATAATGATCTTTCAATCAAATCAGACGTCTATTTTCGTCTACTTGATGACAATATGTCGTTAGCTCATCTTCCCGAAAAAAATTATGGTTATTTTGGTCCAAAGGATACACAATCAATCGACATGGTTATATCTCCCGAACCTGGGATTAAGAAAGTGATTGTAAAGTTTAAAATAGCTACTAAAAGTCGTAATCCATTAAAGAAAATTAATCATTATCCTTCAAATCGTTATAAAACTTATTTTCAAGAATACGACTTGGAAAAATACAAAAAACCTGACTACGATCAATTGAATGAAAACCTGCAAAATCTAATGCGGCAGAATAATCCATAAATGTAATTGCGATTCCGACAATTCCAAACCTTATTTCCTGCAACTTAGTCAGCCCCCTCGGCTGGCTTTTTCTTTTCCCATCCAATTGCTAGGAGAAAGATTCCGATATAGCCGTATGCTGCCAACATACTAAATTTTGAAAAAACTGGGATAGCTAACATGCAGATGATCGTTGTTGCTAAGTTGATTTGTTTCATTTCCTCTATTCCTTCCTATGCAGTTTCTAAATCCAAGCTCATTTGTCGCACTTGCATTTTGGTTGCTGTTGATGGTTCCCAATCATTGATAAAATCTAAGACTGTTTCATAGTGTCTGTTGCGTAGTTGAGTTCGCGTAGATACACCTGTCACAGCTTTTACACCTGAATTGATATCTTTATGAAGTTTTCCTCGTTGTTCTTGAGTAAGTTTTCCAAATCCTCTGGCAACTTCCGAAACTCGCTGATTGATTCGACGACTGATATATCCGTAATCGCCAGCGCTGAGCACCGTGTTCTCTTCTAAATCAGCAACACGAGTGTCTAGTTCATCAACACGCTGATTCGTTTCTTCGCCAGCGGATAAAGCTAGTAACGCCAAATCTCTTGGCGTGGTAGGGATTTTCACTTGTTGCTTGATCTGATCTTCCATTTGATTGAAGGCTTCAATGTATTTCAGTTTGAATTGGAGCGCCTTCTTGCCTGTGAATCCCATAGCTAGGATTGTGAATCCGTCTCGGTTCATGTAAACCACACGACGATCTCGACCATAGGAATCAGGCTCGTTTGCTTCGAAAAACATCTGCTCAAAATTGAGCACATCTTTTTTCAACAAGTCGATATCTCGTAAAACATTACGGTGCTCTTTTTCGAACCCCTCCGCTACATTCAAACTACTTGTGACCGCTTGGCGATCTTTCATGATTACTAAATCTGTCATTTTGGTTTCTCCCTTTTCTTAATCCCAATGATCCATGATGTTATTACAAATTTTTATTGCTTCATCAGCTGGCCAGTACCTTTTACCTTTATAAGTTCCCGGCTTTCTTTTTTCGATCATTTGCATCCTTTTATCTTTTACAAAATTTTGTTCTACTTCAGGAACTGACATAGAGTATCTAGAAGATAATTGCTTAATGTCTAGATATTCAGCACGTTCAGCTAAATCCCGCTTGGCTTCGTCTATCACTCTTTCAAACATCTTTCTCAGAATCTTTTCTATGATGTTGTAAAGAAAGTTTTGTGAAGACGCATCAAGAAAATCGTTCATCCTCAACGTCTCCTATCTAATTTTGTAATCTGAAATTATTTGAAGGACAACTTGATTCGATTTTTTATTCTTTAATTTTCCATTCAAGTAATTTGTCATATCCTGTGGCGTTAGTCCGTAAACAACTGCCAAATCGCGAATTGAGATATTGTTTTCTTCAATAAAGCGAAGAATTTTTTCTCGACCTATGTCAGTACTCGGCATATTTTCCATCTCCCTTATTAATTTGTATAAGATAAATGGTAAGAAAATTTCGCAAATCTATTGACATTTCTATACGTTCGTATAGAATGGAGTCATAGTTAAATAAGCCTAGCGAAACCCTATAAAATTAACGTTCTTAGTTTGGCGACCTCGAATTTGTTTTTTTATTAGGTGTCTTTGCTCTTGCTTTTTCTTACTATTTATCTTACGAGTATTACTTTAATACGTTTTGTATAGTATGTCAACTAATTATTTACATTTCGTATAGTTTTTCTCGTTAATTAGGAGGAAACACTGATATGACAGTCTTTGAAAGGATTAAAAAATTAGCAAATAATCAAGGTAAAGGCGTATCAAAAGTTGCATTGGAACTAGGTTTTAGTGAAAATTTATTTTATCGATGGAAGAACAGTGAACCAAAGGCGAGAGATTTAGAAAAAGTGGCCGACTACTTTGACGTATCTGTTGACTATCTATTGGGAAGAACAGACGACCCACATTTTAATCCTGCAACTGTTGATGATGAAGATGATTACGAGCAGGAACTTATCATGATGTTTCGCAAAGGAGAGAAGGAAGTCGCTCCTGAGAAACGTGATCTTTATAGAAAACAAACTAAGGACCTAATGAGTTTTATTTCAAAAACCATGAAAGAATTAGACGATGAGGAAAATGAGTAACTCGGGAGTGTAAATGTTGGAAGATTTAAAAGGCAATCGTTTGTCACTTATTAACTTAGTAGTTAATCAATTTTTATTAAAAGAAAATATTGAGCCTGAAGAATATACTTTTTCTGACTTTATATCTTCATATATTAAAAAAAACAGAATAAAAATAATTTCAGAAATTCCTGTAATTGATGAGGAGTTTTTTCTCGGAGTTACTGTTAGAAGTAAAAAAAGTATATGTATTTTTTTAAATCCTGATGTTTATAAAAGACGGTTTAACTTTAGCACTTGTCATGAGATAATTCACTGTATTTTCGACATGAATATGAAAAAAAGAACACAAAAATTTTTCAATGTAGATAACAATCCATCATTCTATAATGAAGAGGAATGGATTCTTGAAAAATTAGCAAATGGTGCCGCTGGTGTAATAATGATTCCAGATATAAAGTTAGTCAAATATATGAAAACGAACAAATCATTTCGTTTGATATCTGACGAATGTCAGATTAGCCAACAAGCTCTGTATAATAGATTTGTTGATTTCGGCATATATAGTTGCGGTATGAGAGAACTAACAGCAGTAAGAGCGACTAAAAATTTACAAAACTATGGCGATCGATCTTTATTCAGAATGTACCTTACAGGCGTGCATTCAACAAAAGAAAAGCAGATAATTTATGATTATGAGAATTCAATATAAAAAAGCCCGTGGTGTGAACACGAGCTTTTCCCCCAAAAAAATGAAGGATTTCGACAAAGATATTTTAACATAGAAAAGGGGAAAAAGAATGTCTAGTTTATTTACAATTGTTTTCATCATTAGTTGTATAGGGATTTGGTACTTTATAAAGAAATCGCCTAACAAAAACAACCGAAATATTGCTATTGGGGTTGCCATCATTTCGATGCTTTTAGTTGGTGCTACTAGTCCTTCATCAAATAAATCTAATAAAAATGAAGACAGTAAGAAAGAAACTGTCAGTAAGAAAAAAGAAACCAAATCTAGTAGTAAAAAAGAGAAATCCAATTTACAGCTGTCACTCAACTCTACAGATATTGAAACAGATGATAAAGGAATTGCCACAATTACTGGAAAAACATCACCAAAAGCAAACGTTTCTGTTGGAATGGGAATTGTCGGTGATTCAACCGAAGCAGATTCAAATGGAGATTTTTCATTAAATTATGAACTATCAGGAGATAGTAATAAAGAGATTACAATCTACTCATCATTAGATGGAGACACGAAGAACACAAAAGTTACCATCAAACCAAACGCCCAAGTATTAGCAGCCGCTGAACAAAAAAAGGCTGCGGATGAGGCAGCAAAAAAACAAGCAGAAGAACAAAAGACACGGGAAGCAAGTATACCAACTGAATACAAATCTGCCTTAAGAAAAGCCGAATCATACTCTAGTTCAATGCATATGTCTAGAGCGGGCATATATGATCAATTGACTTCGGATTATGGAGAACAGTTTGCTCCTGAAGCTGCTCAATATGCAATAGATAACCTCAAAGCAGATTACAACGCTAACGCGTTAGAAAAAGCTAAATCATACCAAGACAATATGGCAATGTCTCCTGAGGCTATACGCGATCAACTTACTTCGGATGCAGGCGAAAAATTTACTCCTGAAGAAGCTGATTATGCTGTTCAACACCTAAATCAATAA